TAGCCATAAGTTGGCTTGACTGCGTCAAGAGGCAATGATGCCCTGCGAATCAAGCAGTTCCAAGGGTGTGCGCGAAATGTCGCAGCACGCGTGTCGTTGTACAGCCTGTTGGCCGTAGAGGCTGCTTTAGTAGGATCAGACAGCGAGTTGATTGGATCAACTCCAAGCAATGTCAGGGCCCTGTTTACAACCTCAATATCTGATGCAGCCATCTCGTCCTCCTAAGAAAAACGGGGAACCAAGCCAAGTGGCTCGATCCCCCGCTTAGCCACTCTACTAATCTTAGTCGATTGAGTAGAGCACGTAGCCGTTCAACGTAGCGCCGTCAGGGATCGTGCCACCGGTAACGGTTGCTTGAACAGTCAGACCAGTCTTGCTGGACAGCTTGCTCGTAGCAAACGAAGTGACAGTGCCTGCGGTAGCCACAGACGTAGACGCCATGAAAGCGTCGTCATCAGCAGCAACAGCCGTGTTGGACAGGTCGGTATACCCAGTATGACCAACTTTGATCACGCGAGATGCGCCAAATGCTGAGCTAGTAATCGCCACACCAAGGATGCGGGTCGTACCACCAGGCAGTTTGCACAAGGTCACGGTATCGCCGTCGGCGCCTGCGCCAGATTGAGTGAAGTCAAAAGCACGAACGCGAGCGCGGCCGTGCTCATCGCACACATCATTCATGGTTGCAGGGACTGTCTGGGTGTTAGCGTACTGAGTGCTATTTTGATTTGCCATGACAGTTCTCCTTATTCAGCGCAAATGATTTCGACTACTTTCTCTTCTTCCATACGGGTTGCGCCGAAGGAAGCAGAGACGTAGACTTGAGTGGAGTTGCGCTTGTCGCGACGAGGACCGATGTCGGTAACGATGTCTTGACCAACGGCGAGCAGCAGGCCGGACTGAGCCCAGCATACGCAACGACGATAGCTAGAAGCGTTAGTGTTCACCAGTTCAGTGCGAACAAACTCAAAGCCCATGAACGAGTTGAGTTCACCAGCAACCAGGGCACGAACCGTGTTGTAGTCGGCGCTAGTTACTTCGGTTGTACGCAACAGGTCATTCATCTGCTGAGCAGTCATAGCAATATAACGGCGCTCAGTAGGATCAACCTCGTTCTCGTCCAAAATTTGCTTAGCACGACGCAACTTACCGATAGTCATACCGGAGTTAGTAGCCGAACCAGACTCAACGTAGTTCACAGCAACTTGCTGCGAAGCAGGGAAAGTCACGGTAGACGTACCAGTCTTGCCAGTGTAAGCGGTGCCAAAGGCGGCATCAAGAATGACTTGGTCCATCTTACGACCTAGCGCATAAGCAGCGTTTTGAGCGTAAGGTGAAGTTGGGTCAATCAGCATGCGCAGACGATCAGGACGATCGATCAGATCGGCCCAGTCGAAATCGCGCATAGAAACACGGCGACGATCATGCGGAACATTGATCAGCGGGGTGTCTTGGTGGCGGCCAGTTACCTCTTGAGCTTCAGTAGATCCAATGCGGTCGTAGAAGTCAAACTCAGCATTTTGAGTTTCACTGCGTACGAGGGCGCGCAAACGAGATCCCTTCTGCTGTACGAGGTGCTCAACGTTGGCACGGTACTGTTGTACAAATGCCGTCGTAATTTGAATGGACATGATGTCCTCCTCATTCAGTTAAAGTGAAAAAAACGTTGCTTGCTCGCAGAGGCTGCCCACAATCGGACCCCCACAGTTCCCTTAAGGCTAGGCGTTGCCCACGGACCCTTGCGGGTTCCCCGTTAGTAGGATAATACAGCAAAAACCGGAAAAATAAACTAGCCTAAACGGCGTCCTTTTGCCAATTGCTCGTTATCCTTCACCATGGTTGTACCCATGTTGATGATGTCGGCGGATTGCCGATTAGTCTTTTGGAGACGATCGGTCAATCCTTCGACGTCTTTCGTTTTCTGCTTACTCATCTTGAGTCGCTCAGCCAGGATTTCGGACATAGTCTTCTGAACTTCCGAAGGCAGCGAAGCAGACTTCGTTGCTTTTTCAATCAGTCGTTCAGCTTCAACGTTCTTTGAAGGAGTATTTTCTACGTTCGTCATGTCTTTTAACATTTCATCCGAACCGTAACCTGTCTTCATTTTCCTGGCTAGTAAGCTCATCACATGGCCTCGTCTGGGTAAGCAAAGCTAAAGAGTTTCTGCATTTTTTCGACGGCTTCAGCATGGCCAGTTGAACCAGGAGTCATGTATGACTTCATGAAGTCCTGATCTCGCTGCATGCGAGCAATCTCTTGACGTGCAGTATCGGGAGTCAAGGTAAAGCTATTGGCCTGGCCTTGAGTTGCTAGGGATTCTTGCATCTGCATACCAATCTTGGCAAACATCTTGACAAACATCGGATGGTCTCCGAGACCGGTCTGATCCAGCCACTGAACCAGCTCGTTACCGCCAAAGGTTTCAACGGCCCGAACGGCTAGGTCAACGCGCTCGTCAAAAGCCTTGCCAAATTCACGGCGGATGTCGTTAACCCATTGCTCTTTTTGAGCTGCGGTCTGCTGCTGTTGCGACTGGACAGTCTGGCCAACAAAGCCCATGTAGTCCTTAAATAGGCTATCAGCTTGCTTCTGAGTCAGACCTGCTTTGTGGAAGAACTTTTTGAAGTCATCCAGGGCTGCGGGATTAAAATCCAGGCCTTCAGGAACGAGACTTTGATAGTCTAGTTTGTACTGACCGTCTCCCGGGCGTCCTAGACGCTCGTAGAACATGTCCCATTCAGTTTGGTCTGCCGTTTCGCCAGGGATAGCAATCTTGTCTTTACCGATCATTCGCTGGGCGTGCACGTAAGACTTGGCCAAACCGTTCAAGTCTTTAATGTCGGCCAGAGTGGGATCAGCTCGCAGTGTATCATCTAAACTAGCTCGCCAATCCATAGAACCGGCAGAGCTGCCCCCAACGTCACCAGCACCTGCGCCGGCGTCGCCCATGGACCCTCCGTTCATATCACTCATTTGTATTTCCTTCTAAACGTTGAAGAAGCTCTCGCGGATCACGTTCAATGAACCGCAAGATACTAAGCACTAGACGGCGTTGACCTTCACGGTGCGCCGTTTCGTGCGGATCACCAGACACATACGACGTGTCGAACACAAAGCCTACGCGGCAAAGATGCTCGAGCACTCTTTCTCCGTCTGGGGAGGAGAAAACTTTTTTGTAAGAGTCGTGTAGCTCTACGATATGCGGGGGCTTTGCCGTCATGCTGGCTCAACTCCTTGTTCAGTTGGCGGTGCATTACCTGTACCAGGCATAGTTGCTGCAGCATTTGCAGCATCCTTAGCAGTGGCGGCCAGTTCGCGACCTTTGGCAACTTCTTGCATATCTTGCTGCTGTTGAGCACGACCCTCACGAATCTGCTTGACCTCGTCTTCATTGAGCAATGTATCAGCTGGAGCATCAAGCAAGCCGTGAACCCAACGAGTAGCTCCGTCAGCATTCAGGTTGTCAAAGATCTCTGGCTTGACATTGGCCAATGGAACCAGGGTTTCAAGCATGCGAGTGAAGTTAAACAACTGTTGAGTTTTCTGTGCACGAGCAACTGGAGACACGTAGTCAATGCGCAACCGGCGTCCTTGCTGCAAGCTCTGAGGAGCAGGAGGCAGCATCTTGCGACGGTTCATGATGTTGAACACGCGATCGATCAGTGGTCCAAGGAACTCAAACTGCAGGCGACCAACCATAGGACCCATGAGACGCATCCGCTCTTCTTGACGCTGGATAACCTCAGTAGCCGTCATGGTAGGACCTTCACGCATCTGCATCCAATCAACGTGGAACGTTTTAAGGATATGCTCGCGTCGGGAATCAATGAACTCAAGGCCAATGTCTGGACGAACACCTTCGACAAGAGGCTTAACCATGTCTTGGGTACCAGAACGGTAGTAGTTCAAGCCACCTGGGATCGTGCGCAATGGCAGCATAAAGCCATCGTCAGGAACAAGCAATGGGGGATCAGTAGCTTTTTGAGCCGCTTTGATCACAGTCTTGCTCATCTCGTTAACCATCTTGATGTCAGGCAAACAAGTCATGGCCGGTGAACGACCATATACTTCACCCGCAGTCTTGGTCCAACGAGGCACCATGTATGGAAACTCGTTAAAGCCGCCAACGTTGAGGACTAGTTTCTCTTCTTCGAGAATGTAAGCGCTCATGTATGGCATGTTGACAGCAAGCTTGCTGTCAGGATTGAACGTGTCCCGGGGTTCTACTGCGTGAACGCAAGTGAATTCCTTGTGAGGATCCTTGTACACGTTCTCGATAAACTTTTCAGGCAGCACGTCTTTGTACATCTGCAATAGCTGACGACCTGTGTGCTTGTACTGTCGATAGAGAGTATCGACTACGCCTTCAGAGTTTTCAGCCACGTAGCACTCGGCCAGGTGGTAGGTTTTGAAGATGACTTGCTTACCAGGTCTGTCTTCAACGTACATGACACCGGTACCGTAGGCCCCAAGGTCTAGATACAGCTCATGAACCATTGAGCCAAAGTTTGAATCAGGCGCGTGGAAGACTTCATTAAACATGATCTGCACGACTTCTTGCAGCCATGCTTTGGTCATGTCATCTGGTTTGCCATTCTCTAGAGTCAAGCTAAACCAGGTCTCTGATGGAGCAGTCAGATAGCCATGAAGACCCGCAGCCAATTGTTCATTAGCTAAGGGAGCCGTCGAGTCGTACACCTTGTCATAACGAGTACGATCGCCTTGGCTACGTGTCGTGTTGAAGTCGCCACGACGCGGGTTCACAAAATCAGTACAGTCTTGCCAGAGGTTTTCCCATGGAGACCGTATCTGCTTCAGCTTGCCAAGACGATCAAGCGTCGTTTGAATCAGGCGCTTGCTGTCTTGATTGTCTGCCATGTTAGCCGCCTAGTTTGCCAACTGCGCCGAGGAGCTTCTTCTTCTGAAGTTTTTCCATACCAACAGAAACGCCTTGGGCGCCAGTCAGCATAGTGCCTTCACGTCCTTTAGCTTCGCCTTCAACCTTACGTTGCTGATCAACTGCTTCTTTAACGTCAGTGGCTTTAGGAGCTTCGGGAGTCGGTGCTGGGGCAGGGCCACCGCCACCAGATAGACCAAGAGTTTTTCCAATAAATCCGCCGCACATAACTATCTCCTTTTCTTAAAAAGGTTACCAACCACTTCGTAACCCAGGAGATGGTACAGCTGAGCTGTTCTCTCTGGGGCCACTTGCGTTGACGTTGCCGGGCAAATTTCCTTTGCTCCGTGTTCAAACGCCCAGTCCTCAAAGGCTTGGACAAGTTTGATTGCTGCAATGCCACCGCGTCGTTTTGGGTCCACAAACAAAGCAAGATCGACAGCCATCCGATCTTGACTGAAATAATACTCCGTAAGTAATCCGGCGTACATCCCGATTATAGTGCCGTCTTTTTCGGCAACGTAAAGAAAATATTCGTCTGGTTGGGCAATCATCTGGTTCACCAGATGAGCCACCTTCTCGGGATCATACTTACAGACCTGCGGGTAATGCGACTCGTTGAAGATACCGGCAGACAGCTCGAGGACTCGAGGCACGTCAAGACTTGTTGCTGGCCGGATGATCATAGGATCCGATACTCCATATCTGCCATGCGCGGCAGCTTCTTAGCATTCATGTCGAGCTGGTCTCGAATGCCTACACACATATATCGGAAAGCATCGGCTGGGTGACTGGTCCAGTCGTGCAGTGGCCGATCTCGGAAGACCTTGTTCTTTTCGTCAAAGTCTTTTCTGTACTGGCGCAAAGACTCAATGAGGTGGCTGCACTTCTTTTCGTCAAACCAGCACTTGGGCAAGGTCGTACGGACGGCTTCAATACCGTCATCGATCCTAAGGTTCGGTACCACTCGGAATCGGATGCCAAGTTCTCGGGCAACTTCAAGTCGAGACTTACCGCTGCCAAGCTCACGAACTTGAATATCGTGCGGGGCCAAATGTTCTCCATAGACATACTCTTTTTCTCTGATCACTTTGGCGTAATGCGCGATACCTTCGCCACTGTTCTCGTAGTAGTCGATGATTCGAATCTCTTGGCCATGCTTCTGATAAAAAACTATTGCAGTAGAGTCTGAGACTCCAAGGTCCCAAGCGGTGTGGACCTCTAGACGCGGTTCATACGGGAGACTCGTAAGTCGACCGTCGGCGAGGAGTTTAGCCATTGCGTTACCGTAATAGCTACCGACGAGCGGCGCGTCAAAACTGCAATAGAACTCTTGCTGGATCATTTCTTCTGGCATGCCGGCGTTGCGTTCTTCTTCAACGGCGTCGGCTGAAATGGCCCTAGTATCTTCGACACTTAAAGTTTGTTGGAACCACTTTTCGTTTCGTCTGGCCATGTTGAGAAGGTCATATCCATGGTTTCGACCTCGAGCGGTATAAATAAATAATGCCCATCCGCCATTCTCTGCCAAGATGGGACGAATGTAATCCCATGCACGGGGATCTTGGAGGGAGTATTCAGAGAAGACGACTCCAACGGGATTGGCACCGACCAATCGGTCCACGTTGTCGGTACCCACCACCTGATAGATTGAGCCATTCTTCAAAGTCAACCGCATCTCGGTGTTGTTGACTGCCTCCCACATCTCTTTGGGAAAATGCTCAATGAACTTGCGGCCATCACGAGTCATCCCGTCCCAAGCAATTTTGCGACCTTGGTTGTATGTCGGAAACAAGTGCCAGTACAAACCGGGCCTCGTCAGGGCTGAGACCGCGCACCAGTTCACAGACAGCAAGTCCTTGCCGGCACGACGGTGCCAAACGGCAACTGCTCGCTTGCCGCCATCTTCTAAGAATTTCCAAAGAGGAAATTGATAAGGCCTGGGCGCCCAATCAAGAGGTACCGTTATCTCCGCCATCAGCGTCCTTTGCTACGTCGCTAAACCGTACGACATTGATGTTGAATGAACCACTGCCTTCGATTTCCATCTCGACAGCTTTGCGCTTGGGAGCCACATACTGCGCCAGCTCTTTAAAAGCTTGGAACTTCAACTCTTGGCTCGCCGTTGGATCAGCAGCAATTGTTGCCATCCCTTCAATAGGATCGCAATCCAGAGCTGCTAGCTTCTCTTCAATCTCCTGGGTCCGCTTGTTCTTTGAACCAGGCGGACGGCCGGCGCCTTCGCGCTTACCACCTAAACTTGCCATTTGGGGACCTCCTTTGAGGCAGATAATATACGAACTTCTGAGTATTGTACATAGTCCCCTGACAAAGTCCCTGGGATCATGGATTATTGGCATATTGTATTGATTGACATTCTCTGCAATTTTCACTTGCACACACAAATTTTTTCCCTATACTATGACCAATAACACGGATTTTTGCCGATTTAGCTTGAAATGCCCCCGCAGAACCACTGACTTGGCGCGAATAGGCGCGCGACGCAGATCCGCCCGTACCAGGCCCCAGTCCCGGAAACAGCTAACAGCCGGCAAAAATCATGCTTATCTATATAGATCCATGGTTCTTGGACCACGAAACATGGCGAATTAACGGAAATAAGCAGGAAAAGTAGCAGGAATCAGGGCAAACGGACCGAGTTCGATGGTAGAATGGAGAGAAATGAGAGGGAATGAGTAGGAAAAATGGTGATTTTTTATCAATGGTAGAAAGTAGTCAGGAAGAGTCTGCAACTGCAAGCAGCAAGACTATTTCGGACACGGAAGAAAAAGAGAAAGAAGAAAGTTCGCGAGTTCCAACAAATTATTGGATCGAAAAAGTTGCGCAATAAATGGAAAGACTGGTATAATTACTAGTGAACTTGTTCGGACTTTTATGGTCTAATAAAAGCACGGGTAAAAATCCGGAACTTAGAAAGGAGAATTTTTATGATCACAATCGATCTATCTGGTCCACAAGGAAATGCATTCTGGCTGATTGGTTACGGTAAGCAGTTGGGAAAAGAACTTGGAAGATCACGAGAAGAAATAAATAATCTTGCCAATGAAATGCTCAGTGGGAACTACAAGCAATTGCTTGAGATTTTCACGCGTGAATTTGGTGAGTATGTTGAACTGAAAGGAGAACATGATGGCTCAAGTGAATAAGGTATCAATCAACAGAAGTGAAGCGATCCAACAGATTGCAGATTTAATTGCGGAAGATATTTCCGGGCACAGTCGTGGAACGATCGCTTCTATGGTTGCGGATCTTTTGATCAACGGTCATCAAGGCTACAAGAACATGCTCAATCTCGAACTGATCCAAGAACTAGAGGGTTCGGTATTTTACGGGCAAGATGTGGAAATCACAGTGGTGAACGATTTGGAGGTGGGAAAATGGTAACAGAATTCGAAGTGATGAAGAAAGAAGAAAGGTGGGAGGAATTCAATGGAGGCAGCTTAAAAGGTTTCGTCAAAGCGGAATTCCGAGATCTTTGCCTTGCTTTTGGTCCTCCGACTTACGGGCCATTCGATATGTGTGGCGACAAAGTCACGTGCGAATGGAAGATCCGAACATCGGATGGTCTAATCGTGACAATCTACGATTGGAAGATGGGAGATACTCCTCTTGACGAATACAATTGGCACGTTGGTGGACACGATTTCAAGGCAGTCGATTGGCTGCAAGAACAGGGACTTAACGCTTGGAGGTACGCATGAAGATCGAAGCAAAAACAGGGGTTGTTGGGGTAACCATTCATCTGTCCGCAGAGGAAGCAGGTTTGTTGTTGAACTGCATGGATATTAGTCTTGACTTTCTTCACGAGGACATCAATGAGGCAGCAGGACAAGGGATCACCGTTGACGACTACAACAAGCTTTGTACTCTCAGAGACAGTATTGCCTCTATTAGTATAGAGAAAAAATAAAATTTTGCGTTGAATTTATGTCCCCTTGGCCAATCAATACAATAGGCCAATAAAGGTCATAAATTCAACTATATAGAAGTCCGAAAAGTTATTAACAAAATGCGCCAATAATCCGATCGGACAGTTTACATGGTTCTTGGTCCATGTTACGATGTTTATCCGCAGTTTTGCGGACATAAAGGAGAAAGTATGAAAGTTCATGAATTGATCGAGATCTTACAAGATCACAGTCCCAATGACGAAGTTCAGTTGGCCATTGAGCCCTCTCGTCCGTTCCATAGTCCTCTTCGTGGGGTAGTCAAGCCATCTGCCGGATCGCCCGTTTTCTTGCTTGAAGACTACGGTTCGCAGCCCTTGAACATCGATGTCTGGAGGTTGCTCGATGAGTAATATCGAACTTTGCACCAGTATCGAAGAGCTCAAGAAGTATTCCATGCAAGACTTGTCTTCGTTGTATTCGAAGATCGTCAAAGCTCATTGTCCAAAATTCAGTGATAAGACTGCTGCAGCCAAGAGGATTCTTCCCTTGCTCGAGCAAAAAAGATCTGAATCCAAGTTGACCATTGTTCCTGTGCCCGAGCTCTCGTTCGTGTTCAGTCCTGATGGTGGAGCCATTGTTTCAGGCAAGCGTAAGCGTGGTCGTCCGGCTCATCAGCTTGACAAGCGGATCTATCACTTCAATTTCGAGCGATTCTATGATCGCGAGCGAGAGTTCGCGCCACAAGCAAAGCAGATCCTTCGTGCTTTGTCTGCAAAGAATTTGACTTCGATCAGTGAAGCCGAATTGATTCCTCTTGTCTCTGTCAAAACAAAGCAAGATCCTTGGCGCATTTTCCAGTATTATCGTCCGAAGATGATCAGTCGCGGTGTTCTAAGGATCGAAAATGCGTCGCAATCTGTCTGATTTAGAAGCTTTGCTGCTTATGATCGCCATTCCTGCTGCCGTTGTAATAGTACTAGTGCTATTATTCCTGCTTCGGGCGATCATTTTCCGTGTATGATAGCCATTCAACCTCTAGAAAGGAGAATCACATGGCACATTTAGTCGAAACCATGGCTTACGCCAACGAAACCCCCTGGCATGGTCTGGGAGTCCAAGTCGCTGATGCTTTAACACCAGCAGAAATGGTCAATGCTGCCGGTCTTGATTGGACCGTTAGCCGTCGATCAATGTTTACCACTCAGACGCCTGAGTTCAATGCTGCCGAAGCTACCCTCAAGACTGACGAATGGGGTGTTTTGGTCCGCGATTCGGACAACAAGATCCTAGGTCCTTGTGGCCGTAATTACATTCCGATGCAAAATGCGGACGTTTTCACCTTCTTCGACAAGTTTGTCAAGGCAGGTCACATGAAAATGGAAACCGCAGGCTCCCTTGACGGAGGCCGTCAGATCTGGGGCCTTGCGTCGATCCAAAAGGGCTTTGCTTTGCCAGGCCACGACGAAGTTAACGGATACTTGCTGCTCAATCAGCCGCACGTCTGGGGCAAGTCCTTGACGATCATGTTCACGCCAATCCGAGTCGTCTGCAATAACACCTTGACCATGGCTCTTCAAAAGGGCAGCGAAATCGGTCGTTTCAGCATGCCGCACGTTCGCGAATGGGGCACAGAGGTCATCGAGAAGGCCGAAACTGCATTGGGCATAGCAACACATCAACTCGATGCTTTCAAGGTCACCGCGGAGCTTCTGGCAAGAACCAGGTATGCCGAGAAACAGGTTACCAAGTACATTGCCGACCTTTTCAATCCTGCGCTAGTAGCCGAAAACGACGAAATTACGCGAGACATGTTCACACGATCTGCGGACGAAGTCTATAATTGCATTCACACGCAGCCAGGAGCCGAACTGTCCGAAGGTACGTGGTGGACTGCTCTTAACGCAGTAACCTACTTCGTTGACCATAAGGCAGGTCGCAATCGCGATTCAGCTCTGACGTCTGCATGGTTCGGGCCGCGGGCCGCACTTAAGCGGAAAGCCCTTAACTTAGCTGTCGAGTACGCGCAGGCAGCTTAACAGGAGAAAACCAGCATGGTCACTTATCGCTTTATTTCTAACCCAGATCAACCCCTGGCGAAACAAGCGAAGGCCATTCTGGCGATTATCGCTGATGCTGGCGAAATTGGAAAGCAAGAACTGCTGACCTTGATCGGCCAGCGGATCGAAAAAACTCGCCAGAAGCCTCAACGTCTGTTGTCCTATTATCAGGGCAGCTTGATTAAAACAGGGGCTATCGAAGCAATCCGTTCCGTGGTACGATGATCACGGAGTCGTTCCGAGGCCGACTTTAAACGCCTCGACCCACCCTAGAAAGGAAATAGCATGGCTAACGAAAGAGGTAAGAGTATCGATAAGACATTCCTGTCAATCGATAATGCGGAAGAACGCGGATTTTTGCACCGCGACTACATTGCCCATTGTCTCAGATGGACGCACGTAGTCAAGTGGCTGCATCAGGCAGGTCGTTACAAAACGGCCCGAATCCTTGATGTTGGTTGCGGCAAAGAAATGCCTTTGGCAAAGTTGATGCACTCATCACGCCTTGGCCCATCTTTCTATGCAGCAGCAGACGTAAGCAAGCTTGAAATGCCTGCCCAATTTGCCAAGTCTACATGGAAACCAAGCCAACTACTGAGCGAGTGTGATGCAGCAACTCTGAAGGTCGAGGAAATGGAACAGCGTCCGAATACGATCGTCTGTTTTGAAGTCGTCGAACACATTGAACCAGAACACTGCCGTCGAATGCTGGCCAACTTTGGTCAATTGCTCGAAGACGATGGTACTGCCTTCATTTCAACACCTTGCTATGACGCAGATGTTGGTGCAGCAGCTAACCACGTCAACGAAATGACCTACGAAGCTTTTGGCGCTTTGCTCGAAGACATCGGTTGGCGTGTTGAAGGTCACTGGGGCACATTTGCCTCGATGCGTGACTATAAAGACGAATTGCCACCCGCCCATAAGGAGGTATTCGATGCCATGCGCGAATACTACGACAGCAACTATCTTGCGACAATCTTTGCTCCTCTGTATCCTAACCGTAGCCGCAACTGCCTATGGCAGCTCAAGTGGAACCCGGCAGGTCCCAGAATGTTCAAAGACTTGCGCGACGTCGAAGGACGCTGGGGTAGTTCTGACAAATGGCAAGAACTACTGGGCAGCTAGATCAGCAGCTAAGTTTGGGTTAGTAATGCTGGCGGTCGTAATGGCCGCCGGCTTTGTCAGTTATAGAGAGGATAGCAAATGTGGCAAGACATAAAAGCGTTTCATGAGAAGTTTGGTTTGGCTTATGACGGACCACCTCGTGATCTACCAAAAGACTTGGCGAGTTTTCGCCTTGGATTCATTTTTGAGGAACTAGATGAACTCATCATTGCTGAAAATAAAGCCGATCAGCTCGACGCGCTGGTGGACCTTGTCTACGTGGTCATGGGCACTGCTTATTTACAAGGCTTTGACTTCAAAGAAGCGTGGGACCGCGTCCATAAGGCAAACATGGCGAAGATTCGTGGTGCTTCGAAACGTTCGGAAGGCTATGACGTCATCAAACCAGAAGGGTGGACTGCGCCGGACCTACGAGATTTAGCAGGAGAAGCATGATGATCTTTGTACTTGAAGGTCCTGATGCCGTTGGCAAAACAACCTTGGCTCAACACATGCAGCAAGAGCTTGGTGCAGAGTATTTGCACTTGAGTTATCGCTGGCCAGACCACATGTTTGAGTATCACCATGCAGCTATTCGATGGGCTATTCGTAAAAGCCACAAGAAACCAGTCATCATTGACAGGTGGTGGCCAAGTGAAGCCTTGTATGCTGCTGAATATCGTGGCGGCAGCAAATGGCCTTGGATCAATCATGCATTAGATGCCATTGCACAACAAAACAACGTGCTCTACATCTACTGTTTGCCTGAAGATCTTGAATCCTATGCCAAGCGATTCGATCAAGTCAAGCAAGAACGCGAAGAAATGTACGACAACACTGTCGGCGTTGCTAAACGTTACCTTGATCTATGGGAAATCTACAAAGCGCGCAGAGATCACATGAGGTATTCCATTGAAACCTATGGAAAAAACCTTTCTGCGTTTACAAAACTAGCTATGCAAAGGATTACCAAAAATGGCCTCAGTTGATACAGAGTGGCTCAAGACAATTGAGCAGTGCATGCGATGGGGGCAAATCGTGTCTCCACGCGGCAAGAAGATCAAAGAACTTCTTGGTTATCAGACATCGATAAGCATGGAGTTTCCTATCTTGTCAATTCAAGAACGCAAGCTTGGCTACAAGTTCATGGCAGCTGAAGCAGCTTGGATCTTGAGTGGCGATAACCGAGTCAAGACAATTGCTCCATACAGCAAAGCTATCAGCAACTTCAGTGATGATGGCTACTTCTACCACGGTGCTTACGGGCCCATGATCCGCGATCAATTGCACTATGTGATTGACGCCTTGAACAGCGATCCTGATACAAGGCAAGCGGTTTTGACCATTTGGCGTCCAAACCCAAGGCCCAGTAAGGACATTCCATGCACGGTGTCGATTCAGTTCTTGATTCGTAATGGCATGCTGCATGTAGTAGATACCATGCGCAGTTCAGATCTGTGGCTTGGTTGGCCTTATGACGTGTTCAACTTCAGTATGCTAGCTCGCTACGTGATCTGTCATTTGAAGGATAAACCGTTCCTTGGTTTGTTGCTATTGCAAGCTGGCAGCATGCACATTTATGAAGATCAATGGTCAGCAGCTGAAGAGTTGCTAACAAGTGCTACGCCAACTGAGGTACCCAATATTCCTTGGTTCGAGCATGGCGATGATTTAGTTGATTGGTTATGGGAGCAGGCAAATGGCAAAGGCATTTTGGAGAGCTGAGCGAGATGAATATTTCCTGGCTATGGCTGCACTTGTCTCACTTCGTGCGACGTGTAGGCGACGTCGTGTCGGCTGTGTACTTGTGGACGTACATCGCCATGTGCTTGCTACTGGTTATAACGGTGTCGCTCGTGGCAGGCCTCATTGTCTTGATGAACCATGTAGTGGTGCTGATCTCCCTTCAGGTATGGGGTTGGATCAATGCCAGGCTATCCATGCCGAGCAAAACGCCATGCTCCAGTGCCGAGACACACAAGCAATCGACACGGCATACATCACGGTAAGTCCTTGCGTGACTTGCGTTAAGCTGCTTATGAACACCGGCTGCAAAAGAATAGTGTTTATTGAGAACTACACGCAGCTTGCTGCAAGAGATATATGGACAGGAGAATGGATTCACTATGGACCAGTTGACAATGTTTATGCCCAACTCAAAATGGCGGCCGCCAACGGAGTTCCCAAATTTGACGAACGTCAAGAGGATCTCTTTGGACTGCGAAACGAGAGATCCAAACTTGATGGAGAGAGGGCCAGGAGGAGTACGCTACGACGGGAATGTTGTGGGGGTGAGTCTTGCGACTGAGGACCAGGCTTGGTATTTTCCTTTTGCCCATGGTGGTGGCGATAACCTTGACAAGCAGCAGGTACTTCGATTCCTTGAAGACGTGCTTGGCAAAGATACGGAGAAAATAGGTGCAAATCTCATATACGATCTCGAATGGCTTCGCGCAGAGGGCATTCAAGTCAATGGTCAGATCCGCGACATCCAAATCGCGGAGCCTCTTATTGACGAGAACCAGTCTAGCTACAGCCTTTCGGCGCTTGCTAAGAAGTACCTTGGCGAAGACAAAGATGAAACGCTTCTCAAACAAGCCGCTCATTCTATGGGAGTCGACCCAAAGTCAGGACTTTGGAAACTGCCGGCCAGGTTCGTTGGTCCCTATGCAGAAGCCGATGCTGCCTTACCTCTCAAGATCTACGACTTGCAACGGAAAATCCTTGAACAAGAAGACTTGTGGGACATCTTCCAACTCGAGTCAGACCTTGTGCCAATCATGCTTGACATGCGGTTCAAAGGAGTTCGAGTCGATGTCGACAAAGCCGAAGAGTTAAATGAACAAGGGTTGAAAGACGAAGTCAGGCTGCTTGCTGAGCTCAAAGATCTTGTTGGCTACGAAATCGATCCATGGTCTGGTGAAGACTTGAGTCGGGCTTTCAAAGACAAAGAGATCTGGTTTCCTGAAACAGCTAAAGGCAATCCATCATTCACTGGCGATTGGCTTGCTAATCACGAGATGCCTTTGCCGCAAAAGCTTGCTGAATACCGTAAGCTTAGCAAGATGCGTCGTGACTTTATTGAAGGCATGATTCTCAAGATGAGTCATTCAGGACGAATCCATTGTCAGTTCCATGCTTTACGCAGAGATGCTGATGGTACTCGTTCAGGACGATTTAGCAGCTCAATGCCTAACTTGCAGCAAGTTCCTGCTCGTGACGAGTATTGGGGTCCATTGATTCGTGGTCTGTTCTTGCCTGATGAAGGCACTGAATGGGCTAGTTGTGACTATAGCCAGCAAGAACCTAGGATCTTGGTGCATTACGCAGATTTGCTTGGGCTTAAAGGCAGTGATGAAGCAGTTAGAACTTACGCTGAATCAGCTGATACTGACTTCCATCAAATGGTTGCAGACATGGCAGGCATCAAGCGTAAGCAAGCTAAGACAGTAAACCTTGGCATGTTCTACGGCATGGGCATCTACAAACTCAGTCAAGAGTTAGGTCTTCCACAAGAAGAAGCCAAGCCATTGTTTGAGCAGTACCATGCACGAGTTCCTTTTGTTAGGCAACTCAGTCAACGTTGTACTCAATCAGCCACGCAAAAAGGTTGGATCAAGACTTTGCTAGGTCGCAAAAGACACTTTGATCTTTGGGAACCGGCTGATAGTCAAAACACTTGGCCAAACAGGGAAACACCGCTGCCATTGCAGCATGCCGAGAAAATTTGGAAAGGGCGCCCATTACGTAGGTCTATGACGCACAAAGCTTTGAATGCTCTTATTCAAGGTGGAGCCGCTGATATGACTAAAAAAGCAATGGTCGATTTGTACAAAGCAGGAGAAGTCGCACACATTCAGGTTCACGACGAACTTTGTTTCAGTGTGCGCAATCGGGCTCATGGTGAACGAATCAAAGACATCATGGAGCATTGTGTTAAGATAGCTGTGCCGATCAAAGTCGATCTTGAAATGGGACCGACTTGGGGCGACAGCAAATAAAGGAGAAAGCTATGTGGGTATTTACTCGCTCAGGATTGCTGAGCATTGTTGAACATATACCAAACCCAAGGTATCTGCAGGTCCGGGCAAGACAGTCGCACCACATTACCGATAATTTTCCAGGTACCGTGCCGCTGTACACGCCAAACGCCGACTATCATTGGCGAGTCGTTTTACTTCGCGACGACGTGGCCGAGCAACTCGATAGGCTAGTCATGGACATTGACTATCCGAACTTTAAAGACGCAGCAAATGCCGAATTAGACGACATCTACCTACGCATTTGGGCAACGGGTACTTTACTTGGAGAAACCAAATATGCGCGAATCACAACTGTGGGCCTTAATCAAAGTGAATCTTCCTGGACACACGACCAGGATTGAAAACTCCGCAGGTGCTGGTCAGCCAGACGTTAACTGCTGCTACCAAGGATCAGAAGCTTGGGTTGAATTAAAAATGGCCAAGGGAAACTATTGGCATTTTCGCCGCAGTCAACTTGCGTGGGCAGCTCAGCGCTGCTCACAAGGAGGACGAGCCCTAGTTCTTGGTCGAGCAGGGGACACGCTTTACTTATTTCCGATGCAAGTACTTGTAGACCTGCACGACGTTTTTGAACCAGCGGGAACAGAGCTGCGCATCAAGATTGCCGCAATAAAAACGGCTAAGAAATTTCCCAAGCCGTTTAATTGGTGTGAAATCATCCGCGCTATTTATTTTGAAAATGAAAGTTATTGGCAATAACATGATACGATCAACACCAAGAAAGGAGAAATCATGACCGTGTACGTGGTTCAAGAACCGCGAGGAATCAACCTAATGCCTGCCGAGCAGTATGGCGAGCTTAAAGTCTTGTTGCCGCCTGGCAACGTAGCTTACTCGACCGGACCCACGGTTAGCAGACTGAAACGAGGACTTGCAACATTCACTGACCAGGATTACTTATTGATGGTTGGAGATCCTTCAGCCATCGCCGTCGCAGGAGCAGTTGCTGCATCGATCAACCATGGTCGCATGAAGCTACTTAAATGGGACAGGCAAGAGATGAGATACTACGTGGTTGAATTTGACATCATGAGGAGAAGCGATGACTACTGACGTAACCCCAGGCGACGACAGCCTTAAAGTCGTAGCAGAACTGGCTAACCGCCAACTGCAACTTGAGAAAGAGATCGAAGATCTTGAGACTCAGCTCAAAGAAAAGAATGAAGCATTGCAGCAGGTGCAGGAAAAAGACTTGCCTGAAGCAATGACTGAATGCGGCATTAGCGAATTCAAGCTTGTTGATGGCAGCAAGGTAACGGTCAAGCCGTACTATCAAGCCAGTCCACCCAAAGAGCGCTATGAAGAAGCAATGCAGTGGCTACGTGACAATGGTCATGGAGACTTGATCAAGAATGACGTGACAGTTTCTTTTGGCAAAGGTGAAGATGAGCGTGCTGTAGACTTCAAGACCTTCTTGAAAGACAATGGTACTTCATACACCGACAAGACCGGAGTTCATGCTATGACGTTCAAAGCGTTTGTGCGTGAACAGGTAGAGACAGGAAAGAACTTGCCCTTCGACCTGTTAGGCGTTTACATTGGGCAAAAAGCATCCATCAAGAAAGGATAACTGAAATGGCAAAAAACGAAGTAGCTGAGAAGAAGCAGGGTGGCGCCCTCGCAGTGATTGACTTTGCAGCAGACGCTGGCATGGGCATGGAGAATATGACTAGCCAAGATATGGCTATTCCATTCTTCAACATCTTGCAGAAATTGTCGCCTCAACTCGACACTCTGCCGGACGCTAAGGCTGGTATGATTTTTAACACAGTCACTGAAGAAGTGTTCAAGGATATTGTCGTGATTCCTTGTGCGTATAAGCGTGAGTTTGTTGAGTGGCGTCCTCGTGAACAGGGCGGCGGTTTGGTAGGTCAGCATCAAGTTACGTCCTCTGTCGTAACCGAAGCTAAGTCAGTCAATGGTAAGCTAACCACTTCTGCTGGCAACATCTTGGTCGAAACTGCGTATCACTTCGTGATCCGTGTTGAGCTTGACACCGGAGTTATGGAGCCAGGTCTGATTACCATGAGCAGCACTCAGTTGAAGAAGAATCGCCGTTGGAATAGCTTAATGAACAACCTCAAGGTTCAAGGCCCTAACGGTATGGTAACTCCTGCACGCTTTAGTCACATGTACAAGCTTGGTTCTGTTGCAGAACAGAACGACAAAGGCGCATGGTCAGGCTGGACTATCGATATGGTAGGTCCTGTCACTGAACCAGGCCTTTATCAAGCAGCACGAGACTTTGCCCAGCAGGTCATGGCAGGTGCAGTGAAGACTGCAGCACCTGAAGCAGACCATACCGACGGACCAGCGCCATTTTAATTGAGGGGCCCGGGGTTCGCAGCCCCGGGTTTTTATTGCATGCTAGTAGAAAATTTCATGGAGATTTTCGAGGGCTTGCCAAGAGCTCATGGTACCTATGTCATCAAAGGTAGTCGGCAAGACAACAAGTTGACAGGTAAGGCCACGACTATTCGTGAGCCGGTTACCAAAGAGTTATGGCAACAGCACCTCGAAGGTAAACAAGGGCTTGGCGTTATTCCTATTAACGACGAGTCCATGTGTAAGTTTGGTGCTATCGACATCGATACTTATGATGGCAGCATTGACTTGCCTAAGATCAATGCGGCTATTCAGGAACTGAAGGTCCCTTTGTTTCCTTGCGCCAGTAAGTCTGGCGGGATCCACCTATACCTATTCACTAGTGAGTGGGTTGAGGCTGGTCTTATTCAGCAAAAACTTAAAGACCTTGCTGCCTATATGGGATATGGCGGCTGCGAGATTTTCCCCAAGCAAACCAAGATCCTTGCAGACCGCGGCGACATTGGTCAATGGATCAACATGCCTTACTTCGGCGATACTCGTTGGTGCCAAGGCATGAACCATGAAGCGTTCATTGAACGAGTCATGGCCAATCGTTTTACTGCAAAGCAGTTAGAAGATTTGAACATCAAGGTCAAGTCAGACTTTGAAGACGGTCCTCCATGCTTGCAGCATCTGGCAACCAAAGGTTTTCCTCAAGGTACCAGGAACAACGGCTTGTTTAACATCGCCGTGTATTGTCGTAAGAAGAGCCCTGATTCGTGGGAATCAGATCTCGAAGGGTTTAACGTACAACTAATGGATCCACCATTAGCATCATCGGAGGTTCAAGGTGTTATCAAGTCGGCAAAGAGAAAAGATTACCAATACACTTGTAGTAAGCCTCCTATCGCTCCTTACTGCAATGCTGCTGTTTGTAAGCTGCGCAAGTTTGGGATTGGTCCTAGTAGCGATATGCCTGCTGTTCACAGCCTCACAAAGTTTGACACTAACCCTCCCATTTGGTTCTTGGATATTGACGGTGGTGGTCGGCTGGAATTAGAGACCGACGATCTACACAACCAACGTCGTTTCCAGCGCAAGTGTATGGAGCGGTTGAATGTGCTGCCAGCCAAGATGAATGACATTGCTTGGACCAAGCTCATCAATCACTTGCTTGAGAACCTGACAGTCATTGAAGCACCACCAGATGCTTCTCCTGTCGGCCAGCTGTTTGAGCACATCGAACGGTTCTGTAATGGACGAGTCCAGGCCAAGACTAAAGATGAATTGCTGCTTGGCAAACCTTGGACAGATGAAGGTCGTCACTATTTCAGGATGGCAGACTTGATGGCTTACCTTGATAGGCAGCACTTCAAGGAATACAAGGTCCACCAAGTAACTTCAATCTTGCGAGAGAACGGAGCTGAACACCACTTCTTTAACATCAAGGGCAAAGGCACAAACTTGTGGGCAGTCCAAGAGTTTGAGAAGCACGATGGCAGTTTCGATACTCCTGATGTTGGCGAAACAGGAGACGTGTTTTGACCTGGACAATCATCTATGGTCCACCAGGTACTGGCAAAACAACTGCTGGTATGCGGTTCATTGAAGAGCGTATTGAAAAGGGCATTGATCCTAGTCGCATTGGCTACATAGCTTTCACCAAGAAAGCAGCCAGTGAGGCTAGGAGTCGTGCTGCCCAGCGTTTTGGTTTCACCAAAGACGATATGCCGTACTTCAGGACCATCCATAGTTTAGCATTCAAACAGCTTGGCATGAAGCCTACAGCCATGATGCAGCGTCCTAACTATATAGAGCTGGGCGAGAAGCTAGGGATTGAGGTCAGTGGTTATTCAAACACGGAAGATGGTTTGCTGCAAGGTATGCCTTTGGGCGACCGGTATTTCTTCTTGGACAACCTAGCCAGGATTACTAGGCAGCCATTGAGAAAGATCTACGAAGAGTCTGGCGACGATCAGATTGACTGGTACGAACTGGACCGGGTTTCACGGACCTTGATGCAGTACAAGAAGGTTCATGGTCTACAGGACTTCACTGATTTGCTAGAAAACTGGCTGCAATCGGGAGCTGTACCAAAACTCGACGCAGTCTTTGTTGACGAAGCCCAGGACTTATCGGCTTTGCAATGGGACTTTGTTGAAAAACTAACAATGAACGTAAAGGATAGATATGTCGCAGGAGACGACGATCAAGCTATTTATAGATGGGCAGGGGCTGACGTCGACAGGCTCATCAATCTGGAAGGACATCGAATCGTACTTGACCAGTCCTACCGTGTGCCAAGACAAGTGCATTCACTGGCGAATTCGATCACTCAGCGTATCCAGAAGCGCGTACCCAAGAAGTTCAAACCAGCTGAACATCAAGGCAGTGTTAATTGGCACTTTGATCCGCACGACATTGACCTAAGTAAAGGCCAGTGGTTGCTGCTAGCGCGAAACAGTTACCTGCTCAAGCAGTTTGAAGACATCTGTCTAACAGAGGGGTATCCGTTCGAAAGTATGAAAAGGTCTCCCCTCGAGAGCGAAAGTCTCAAGGCCATAATAGCATGGACTAGGCTTTGTCGCGGTGAACAGATCGATGGAGACGCACTAAGATTAGTCTATCGGTTCATGGGTATTAGAAAGAGAACCGATAAAGAAAGAAAATACACGCTTCAAAACCTGAACCTTGAACCAGGGATCTGGCACGAAAGGCTCACTCGAATTCCTGCTGCCGAACGTGAGTTCTATCTCGCAGCTCGTCGACAGGGTGAGACCTTAACCGGAGAACCAAGGATCAAGATCAACACCATTCATGGCGTAAAGGGTGGTGAAGCGGACAACGTGCTGCTGCTAACTGACATGGCTTCAAGGTCGCATAAGTATATGCAGCAGTGGCCAGATGACGAAGCTCGGGTGTTTTACGTTGGAGTCACTCGAACTAAGCAAAACTTACACCTTGTACAACCGCAAACCAGCTTGTTTTACGAGATCGGATAACTAGGAATCACCGAGAGAACGGGAAAAATCATGGACCATAGTAACACTTATCCCTTTAAGACGCAGCCCTATGCTCATCAGAGAGAAGCCTGGGCCATGTCCAACAAGAAAGACGAATTCGCTCTGTTCATGGAGATGGGAACCGGCAAAACTAAGGTAGCGATCGATACCTTAGCCTATCTGTACGACACCGGTCGGATTACTGCCGCATTAGTTGTGGCGCCCAAGGGTGTTTATATGAACTGGGTAACCAAGGAAATACCCACTCACTTGCCAGATCATATTGTTTGCCGCATAGCTAGCTGGCATCCTAATCCCAGGAAGGCAGAACAAGAGCAGCTTGACCTAATCATGAAGCCATCAGACGATTTCAGAATCCTGGTCATGAACGTTGAAGCCTTTTCCACGGACCGTGGCACTAAGTTTGCTAGCCTTTTTCTAGACGTGGCCGGTCGTAGCTGCATGATTGTTGACGAATCAACTACGATCAAGAACATCTCGGCTCAGCGAACTAAAAACGTGATCAAGGTAGGAACCAAGGCAGCTTACCGTAGGATCTTGACAGGCGAACCAGTGACCCGTAGTCCACTGGACATCTACAGTCAAGCCCAGTTCCTGAACCCGCATCTGCTAGGTTTCAGTAGCTACTACACTTTTCGGAATCGATACGCTGTTATGGTCGACATCAAGGCCGGAACCAGAAGCTTTAAAAAGATCGTGGGCTACAACCGGCTCGACGAACTCACAAACAGTCTCAAAAGCTTTTCGTTCAGGGTTAAGAAAAGCGATTGTCTTGACTTGCCCCCGAAGGTCTATCAGTACCGCTTTGTCGAGCTGACCAAAGAACAGGAGAAGCTTTACAACCAGGTCAAGGAGACGGCGATCGCGTTCCTCGAAGGCAAAGCGCTCACGGTCGATAACGTCTTGACTGAGATTCTCAGGCTGCATCAAATTACCTGTGGCCATTTCAAGAGTGACGACGGTTCAGTAGTAGAGGTGCCAAGCAATCGCCTGTCCGAACTTATGGACTTGCTTGAAGAAGCGTCTGACAAGGTTATCATCTGGGCTACCTATGTTGCTGACATCGAACGCATTGTAAAAAAGCTCAGCGACGTCTATGGACCAGAGTCCGTAGTTAGTTACTATGGCGCCACGTCAACTGACGACAGAACCGATGCTGTTAAGCGTTTCCAAGAGGACAAGGGCACGCGGTTCTTTGTGGGCAATCCGTCCACTGGCGGTATGGGCATCACGCTTACTGCTGCAGATACCGTGGTCTATTACTCGAACAGTTACAACCTTGAACACCGAATCCAGTCTGAAGATCGTGCCCACCGTATTGGGCAGACCAAGTCAGTGAACTACGTAGACTTAGTCGTACCCAAAACGATTGACGAGAAGATCATCAAAGCACTGAGAGCAAAGAAGAACATTGCCGCACAAGTGCTTGGTGAAGACCTTACTTCCTGGCTTTCTTAAGCAACCAGACCGGGCAAGTAAACCGTCTTGCCGTTCTGTTTAGTAGCGGTCAAGGCTTGCTTCTTCAAGTTGCTTGGATCGTAGCTTACGTGGACCCAGCCAGAATCAGGGATGCCGGGAGTATAGAACTCTAGGATGCACTGAGTAAAAAGCAAGTTGTCCACGATCCATTGAGCTAGGTCTGCATTTGGTACGCCAGGGATTTCAATGTCTGCGGCCATACCTTTGCAGTGGTCGCTTGTCTTGCTGCCGCCAACCTTGGCATTGACTTCAGGGTGGCGAAAGCCAGAGTTAACCTTGACGCCTTTGCCATAGTGGTCACGCACTGGCTGCAACACGTTCTGAGCCAGGGCCAGTAGGTTGTCTACCTCTGTTTGACCAGGAGTATTGTCCATGTCGTGGCGAAGAGCAGTCTCAGACTTGATTAGTTCTTCAAGAGTAAAGTTTGCGGTTAGATTCATTTGATTAGTCCTTTAATTTTTTCGTCCTTCTCTTTGCTGCCAGAGCTAGAACCAAAATAGTACGACAACACTTGCGTTGCCGCACTGGTTAAGAAGCCAAGAGCAAAGATGATGATATTTTCCTGGCTTTCAGGGAAGTCTACAAAGAACACAAGGGCAGTCATGATCATCGCCCCAGCCACCGTGCCCAAGGCTAGCAGCGACGTGATGTTCTTAGTGATGAAGTGCGCATCAGACTTGACCACTTCCATCTCGCGTTTGCGAGCAGAATCACGGTCCGCGTTCTGCAGTTCTAGTTCTTTAAGATCTAGTTCCTTAAGCTTGATGGCAGCATCTGGGTTTGCTTGCAGATGCTTAGTCACGGCTTCAACAGAATCCTCGACGCCGAACTGCTTGGCAATCATAGAAACCACAGCCCCACCGGCAGGACCGGTAAGAGCCGTAGCAACAGTAGGAGCTGCCGTCTTAACTAAGTCAATAAGGGTATCAAGCATCTATTTTCTCCTGATCATCTGTAATTTTCTTGGCATACGCAGCAGCTGCCTTACGCCCAGAGATACCGCCAAGAGTACCAACGCCCATGAATGCAATTGCCTTTAAGATCTCAAGGAACACCGCGTCGATTGGAGCAAGAACCGCGGACTGCTCTTCAAAAGCCACTGCATAGAGAATTCCAAAAGCAATCAGCATGACCATGATCGTGATTGATCGAACAACAAAAGCCCAAACGCGGACTTCGATCTCGTCAGGGGTTAGTCCTTCGTAACTGTGCTTGCCAATCATATTACCTCCCTAGTGGATTAGTAGTTGCGCGTTTAAGCGAGTTCATCTCGTTCCTCAGTGCAGCTGAAGTAGATTCCATTTCCTGCTTGATGCCAAGCAATCTTGAGTTAGTTTCCCTGGACGTCGATTCAGCCAGGACTTTTGCTTCTGTAGCAACAACAGAAACCGTTGCAACTTTTTCTGTCAGCTTGTTCGTGCTATCGCTCAAGGTCAGAAATCGATCTTTGAACCCGTTGTTTTCAATTTCAAGCTTCTGCATCTTAGACAGGAGTTCCGTATCGTCATAGGGCTTGTAGCCCTCAACAGACTCAATCGCTGCCATAGCCCGATTGTAGAGGGTTACTCCATAGTATCCCCCCGAACCTAGAGCGCTGATCGCCGCTAATAGCCCTGTGACCATCATCGTTGGCGATAAGGTCAAGGAAAAAGTCTTGCTGTCTTCTGTACTCATCTGGAACCCCCATGCTCATGTCTAATCCAGGCGGTAAAATCTGCGGTTTTAATCCAGTAGAAATTACCCCCATAGTTTCAAGTCTTTGAACCAGCTTTAATCCTGTTCCAAGACCCTTAGGAGCGGCTGATTCCGTTTTTGGTTGTGGTGCTTCTGCTGCCAAAGTACTTTGCACTGGCGCAGACATTAGAGATTGTACAGCTTGTTGTTCGACAGGCGTAACTGTTTGCACTGGCAGAGTAGGCGCAGGCGGAGGAGCAATGACACTGACAGGACTGGCTGGGTTTACTGGGCTAGTGATGGCTGGTGGATTTGCCGTGCAAGTGTCCGAATATAGCTGCCAACCTTGAACGGTTATTCTGCCGTCAGTACAGGTAACGGTCTCTTGCTTGTACTTCTTTGTCCCAGAGTAGTTAGCCTGGCAGCTTTCTGTTTTCTCTACAAAAGTCGAAGAGCAAGTCACTGGTACAGGGGCAGGTGCTCTGTATCCAGAACAAAAGAGACTTTGCCAGTTTGTGTCGTAAGCGCCCGGAGCGCAGGCCCAGCAATCGGCATTTGCTGTGCAGTACGACTGGCCTTGCTGGTTAGTTGTGTATGGAGTTGTGCAATAGCAGCTTTGAGCCCAAGCGTTATTCTGGCTTAGGAGCGCTAGGCAAAACAAAGCTATCGCCATACAGGCGCTTAAACCGCTTTGAATCTGTCTCATACCAAGCCTTTCTCGCAGCATCACCAATTGATCCACCGATTGGGCATGGAGAACCGCTCATTTCCATTGCGTCCCAGACCCGTTCGTCTTGGCAAAGAATTGCCACAGCCGTAACTTTAAGGCCTAAGTCGTTAAGGACTTTTGACAGCTTGATTCGTTCGCAATTCTTGTCACTAATTACGCTGCCACCAGAAAATCCAATGACAGTAGAAGACACGGCCCCTGAAACAGGGATCGCGCAGACGTCTTGAGAAAAAGCGCTCATACTAGGGGCAATCGCGCTAGGTACCGGTTGCCCTTTGTAGTTGATTGTTGTGTCTTGCGCCATCGCCACAGCGGCTAGTCCACCAAGTAAAAGACCTACGGCAAATAGCGCAAGACGTTTCATAGCTTTAACAGGGCCAAGATGACGCCAAAGGCGCTAATGATCAGGGTGCCGGCAGTGGCAATCAGGATATTCTCAATGCGTTTCAGTCTAGCGTTGCTAGACCGAAACTGCAACTCAATATTCAGATACCGTTCTGCACAAACTTTCTCGTGTTCCGAGATTCTTGCTGCCATCAACTCGTCCATGGTACACCTTATTCAAACAGAGCATCAATTTCAGATTGCTTAACGGCAACAATAGCTGCAATGTCGTCAAGAACCGTGGCATCACGCAAGCGATTAGCTTGCAGTTCATCGTCAACACTATACTTGGCGCGAATAGTCTTGGGAATCGAGGCTCGAATCATCTGAGCCCGTGGACTATTAGTCTTGCACCAAGTAATATCTTCAGCTTCACCCTCAACCCATTGACCTTCTTGAGCTGCGTTAAACACGGCCAAGCAAGCCTCGTCCATTGACGCATACGTCACGTCATCTTTGATGCCGTGCCAAATGGGCGCGTTACCGAACCCTGATTGGGGATGCACGTACTCCCCTGTGAATTTGTAGAGTTTCATGCTTCCTCCTTATGGGTTCATAACCATGTATCGACCACACCAGCCGTTATCGATACTGAATTGGGATTCGCCGTTGTTGCCGTGATACAAGACGCGACCATCAGACAGCAAAAGATACTGAGATGTATCTGAGCCGTAAGGATAGCAGGCGTGATAAAAGTCAACAACAGTTCCGCCAGTCAAGCTTGTATTGCCGTCTTCGCTGGACCAAGGACCTGGCAGCAAAACCGGGCGCTGATAAGCAAAAGCTCCATTGTCTGTCCTATACGAACCAAAGTTAACACCGTAACCCATTTGGTAATGGCGGCCAGTTGAATCAATTACTTGCCAACCAGTACTTGATTCACCGTAAATATACGGAATAATTTTAACAATGTTGTCTCTTGGAAAAGCACGATCACTATTTGTGGTAATGCCGCCAATATAAGAAAAGTTACGGTTTCTCGTTGTGTCGCACAAAGTTCCTGGGCGAGTTGGCGTAGAGTTTTCAGTGGTTGTGTTATCACCGTACTGATAGTTACCGTTATAGCCCCAGCACCATAACAGACCATTAGGCGTGTCAGGAGTGCCACCAATTGCTGCAACAGTTTTATACTCAGAAGTGCCGTTAAGGTGGAATTCACTGAACGTAATGGAGCCGCAGCGGGTGTAAGCAGACTGGTTAGTCTTGTTGCCATTGCCAAGGTTACCGTTGTTGTTATAACCGGTGCCGTACAACTCGCCATTGTTCTTCATGTAATAAGAACAGCCGTAGTAGATCCAACCACCTGAGTAGTGAGAACCAACGTGGACTTCAATGTCATAAACACTAGTTGCTCCAGAGATTGTTTGAGGAGCAGTGTAAGCCGTCGTGTTACCAGTACCAAGTTGACCTTGGGCATTCCAACCCCAAGTATACAGCTGACCAGAAGAATCTACGGCCATAACCATACGAGGTCTTGCATGAATCATGCGAACGTCGCTGATTGAGCTAACAAGCTGAGGCGTAGTCTGAGGCGAGGTTGTGTTGCCAATGCCGCATTCGCCGTTGCCGTTGAAACCCCAAGTCCAGAGACGATAGCTGCTGTCAATTGCAAAACAAGTGATGGAGTCTGCTTCACCACCATTCAGTTCCATAGAGGAAGTGAAACCAATAATTTTACAAGACAAGCCGCCAACAGAAGCATCTGGCCCTAGGTAAGGGACTTTGGTCCAGCTATACACGTCAGTTGTATGGCCCGCCCCTGCTAAACCTTGGTTGTTGTAACCCATAAAGAATAGGTCACCATCCTTAGTCAAAGCCATAACTGCGCCAGAAGCATTTAATTTATGGATCTGGACAAAATGGTCGCCTGAGCGCATAAGACCAAATTCACCGCTAAACGACATAAATGCGGTCAAGTCTGAGTGATTGTGGCTGTGTGCGTATTTGCCAGTAATACCGTATTCAGTTGTTCCCCTGGCCATGTATTCAAACTTATCGTTCAAGAAGCAAGATTGAACCTGACGAGTGTAGCCGCCACGACTATGGGTTCTGGGTCCAAGGCGCGGGTTTGGCAAACCGCTAGCAATACGCAAGTTGTTTGTTGCCGGGTCACCGAGCCAAGGTTCATTGCCCGTACCTACAAGATTTGGGGCAGCCCGCCAAGCTCGAGTTGTATTGACATAAATAGAGTTACCTTGGAAACCTGATTGAGGAGCCCAAGCTACTCCGGAGGCAGTAGCTGTCAAAACAGTGCCGTTTGCTCCAATGCCAAACCGCACAGGATTAGTTCCATTGTGCGTAGCAAGATCGCCAAGGGTTGTCAAGATGTTAACGCCTTCGACCATCACGTCCCAGTAGGTCGTGTTGGTAGGTGCGTTGCCGGTCGAGGCTAGTTTACAAATGTAGACGTTGCTGTTGTAACTAACGACGTCGTCGGGTTCATAGGCCGTGGCGCCTGAATAGGCGGCTTTCCACGTGAACTTAATTTTTCCCAGGTCAAGGGTTGCCATGGCTTCTCCTTAAGGTAGCGTGCAAATCAGGTGGCCGTTGTTGTTGATGGAGAACACATTACCCGACGCACCTAGGAAACTGTCCTCATAATCGCTTTGTACAAAAGATGCAGACTCGCCAATCACTGAACGATCTAAGATCAATGAACCGCTGCTCTTTCTAAATCCATAGAACGTAGAGTTATCTTGAGGCGGGGCAATTGTCTCGTATCCAGACAAGTCTGACTTGATACGAATAAATTTAAGTTCATCACCAGAAACAAAAGCCGGTAGACCAGCGGCGGCAAGTGTTGCTGATGCAGAAGCCGCAGCTGAAGTTGCGCTTGCGGCAGCAGTGCTGGCTGTCAAAGCTGAAGCGGCAGCAGCCGAAGCGTTACTTTGTGCGTTTGCAATGTCGTCTGTAGACGGACCCATTGCAACTTTGGTTCCTGTTGCATCAACAACCAAAGCTTTGTTTGCTTGAAACTCGTCAACACGGATACCGGTTACCGTACTGGTTTCAACGACTTGCAGAGAGCGGTCAAGCTGTTCTTGCAGCTGAGTTGCAATGATTGTTAATTTGTCTAGCGCAGATTCGTGAGTTTCAGCGGGGAAAGGATCGCCTTCCACATAGTCAACTTGCTGCACAATTGGAGTGCCGCGCAAGATCACAATCTTGAACCCTGAAGCAAGGTTCGTGTTCAGAATAACAGTAGCAAACTTGGTTGATGCGTTAATTGAGACCGTGTAATCGTAGGTTCCTGCACCACCGCGTGTTTGTAGAGTCTGGACGTTTGCTGTGTTGACAGTATAAACCTTCAGATCGTCAAGGCCTTGCACCGTGGCGTTGAAGTAAAACGTGTTCGTGGCACCAGTGCCAACTTGAACTACGCGTTTAATTTCGGTTTGTACTGTCATTGTCCTATACTCCCAAGGCTACCCCCGTACGGAACTTGCTGGCTTGGAGGAATAAAAAACTGCTGGTCATTTTCCCGCATTATACGGCTTTCCATCCGACGAAGATACCCTGGATTGGCCATTTCTTGCAACTCGTACAAAATCAAGTAGTCCAAGGCTTGTCTAGTATAAAACAAATTGATGAACGGAGTATTGTTGATGACCATCCGCATTGCATTTGCGGACACATCTTCACCAGTACGGATGCGGGTAAAAATCTCGGCTAAGTCATCTACTTGACCGAAGGTCGGACCTGCCAGGGTTGACAAGAATGAGCGGCCATAACGGCTATATTCCCCAAAAAGGAAGTCGCCGTAAATACCCAAGCCTCCGCCCTGGCTCATAGCAGCAAACATTAGTTTCGAATCTTTTTCGAGGTCCCCAGTAAACTGACGCGGCTCCTTGCCTTTGAGTACGTCTTTGGCTACCATCGAAGCATATCCGAACAGGGTAGTTGTTGCAATGATATGGGCCAATCCCATAATATCCGTTTTCCCGTTGGCTGCCCCATGAACTTCGCGACCTAGAGATCGGCGAATTACCGTAATTGGGAACGACTTAAACTGCATGATCAGGCGGATAGCTTCACCTTCTACCGTACCGACCTCAGTTCCCTGATTGAGCATGGCTCGTTCAGCTGCTCCTGGTTGCGGCACAGCAAAGTCTGCCCGGTCCATGAAGTACGTATCCAGGCGGCTGATCAACTCATCGCGCGTCGTGGCTATCTCTCGGGCCGTAGGTTCCTTCCCGTTTTTAGTCTTAAGGTAATCACTGATCACTGCGTCGTCAAGGTCATCTAGACCCTCTGAGACCATGTATTGTTGACCGTCTTCACCTTTCCTAACTGCATGCTTACGATAGATTTCCCATTCGGCTTCGCCAATCTGGTACTGTCTAAGCACGTTTGTTAGACGACCGTCGAGTTTACCCCAAGACATCTTGGCATTGTTGGCCAGGTTTGTACTCATAACCAAAGCCGCGCCCGTTCTGTTTGTGTCGTTCCACCAGCTCATCAAGTTAAGCTTAAAGAACCGTTGCTGCAATTTAGACAAGGTTCCAGGCAAGCTATCTTGGCTACCAAAACGAGAGGCAACTTCACCCACCATGCCGTCAAATCCAATACCAAGCAAGCGGGCTAGTTCTCGACGCTCAGCATCTCCCCGACCCTTAAAAACGCCAGCCAAAGTTTCGCCCCAAGCATTTAGCAAAGGCAATCCTTGATGTCGAAGTTCAGCTGCCTGCTGAGGTACGTCAGTAATAGACGACAAGAATGCCCCACCAAGCTTAGCCATGTTTTGTACGGCTCGAGTAACGGCGCCAACTTTGGCTAGGCTAACGTTGCCAGGAATTCTAGTGGTGCCGTCAATCTCTTTGAGCTGGTTCATCAAAGACTTACTAGACAAAGCTTCAATAATCTTTGGATTGTCTCGATGCTTCATCTTAAGCTCGGTCACAATCTTATCAAACATGGCAACAGGGTTTGTACCCAGGCCCTCCATGATTGCCGTATTCCTGGCCATGTGCTCAAGGCTGCCAATCACGGCTTCGCTTAGACTTTGAGTACCAAACCTGTCGTTGTAAGCCATGAATGAATCAGCGTCTTTAAAATGCAAGATTCGTTCCTGACTCATCTTCTTAGCTAGGTTAGCAGGTCCTTTAAAGCCTTGCAAGAAGTTGCTTTCATTGCTGCCCTTGAATCGCTTATGCAGACCAGAGGATAGACCAAGGTAAGCGCCTTCTAAAAACTTTTGAGGATCTTCTCCACGGAACGTGGTCTCAGGGTCAAGCTTATCAATGATGAAGTCTCGCCAAGCCTCAAATCCAGTTTGTCGAAGTTTGACTTGGTCGTGCGTCTGACGGAACATGTAGCCAGGACGAGGCTGAATATAAGCACCCGCCCGGTTAGCTCTTTCAATTGCGGTCATCTGATACTTGTGAATGACTGCCGCAATCTTTTGGGCTGTTGGATTGTTGCTGATGCCAGGTTGACCGTTAGGCTTGATCTCAAACAGTTCACGAGCAATATCGTCATCCATGTGGCCGTCTGAAAAGTGAACAAGCAAATCGTCTTTCTCAAGATCATTGATCAAGCGACCAAGATACTTGTGCATCAAAGCCTTACCCTGCGCATCAATGCTTAGTTTTGAACCAACCTTGCTCTTGACTGAACCAACCATAAGAGCAGACACGCCTTCGGCTGGATTGTCAAAGGCTGCAATTGAGTTGTAGGCTGCAGCCGCAACTTTGGCGTTGATCAAGGAGTTGCGTTTTTCAAGAGCAGCTGCCAAGATCGAGTCATCGAGGCGTTGTTTCAAGTGGGCCGCAATGGTAGCATCTAAATTATCTGGCTGCAAAGCTTTCTTTTTCTGCGTCAGAAAGTCATCAATCTCAGACAGCAATTGAGTGGCTTGATCATCACTGATCTTGCCTTCACCGGCTGCTTTCTTGATAACGTTCAAACAATCTTGTAGTGCCATGATTACCCCTTAGTCAAGCAAACGGCTGCGGCTTGTGCTGCCTTATACAGGGCTTGAGCGTCCCCTTCGGCTTTAGTTGCGGCTTCAGCTGCTAGTTTCAATTCTGCGTTAATTGCGTTGGCAAACTCAGGATCCACGTTTGCAAGTTGAGCATCAAGAGACTGCTGCAACTCTTCAAGTTCCTTGGCGACAAAGCTCATTGGATCTGCTTTATTTTTCAATGTATCACCAACTGCGTCAATTGGCTCGCCAAGAATTGGATCGGGATCTGCCGCGTTGCTTCCACGCTCTTTGTATGCCTTAGCAATCTTCAGCATCTGCGCGTCAGTTTGTTCTATTGGTTTTGCAGAGTTAGGGTCGACAACTTCAAGTACAAGTGAAGGTTGACCGCCATCTCCTTTTGGGGGTAAAACTTTTTTAATCCTAAGTACAGTATTTCTTGGAAGAATGGCCTCGGATTCAATTGCGACATTAGACAAAACTCCTGGCATTAAAGCCTTCATGCCTGGGGGAACTAAAATTTTTGCAATTACTTCGTATTTTGAATCATTAAATCCTTTGGCGGTTTGGTATGTAAAAGAAGAACTAGTAAATCCAGGGAAATTAACTAACTCACCTTCAAGGACTTTAAGTAAATTATAGGTGTAATCTCCGCCTACAAATGTCGGTTTGCTTCCAGTCCAAGTAAACGTTTTCAATCCTAATTTTTGAAGCGAATCATTAAAGGTAGTTACCCAAATCCCGCCTCGATTAACTTCTATTCCTTCTGATAGTGGATCAATTTTTGAAAAAGCCGAATCAAGTAATTCCGTTGCCTTTTGTACGTCTGGGTCTAGAGGAGTTCCTTTGTTACTGTTTTTCCATAATTGATCATTAAGTTTTTGATAAAAAGATCCCGTATAACCAACCAGTACACTCAGTTCGTCCTTTGACAACTTACTTTCTAATTCTTTTCGGTACTTGGCCATGTAGTCCAAAGCATTTGAGGTGCCGGTTGCTTTAAAAATATTTTTTTCTTCTTTAGCAACTTCTTGCGCCACTTTTTTATATGCATCTTCTAAATCGTATCTGCGATAAGTTAATTTTTCTTTAATGGTTTCGGCAATGTTTTTGTCCATGCCGTGCAACACCGCGGTATCCAAGAGTTTGTAGATTTCGTCCATGGGAACCCGCAAAATACGGCGGACGGCTTCTTCCATCATTCCAATTGGAATTGCTGAGTCATTAAAAACTTTAGTTGCCGTTGGATTTTTACTGTTACTAACAAGAGTTTTAAACTCGGTAATCTCGTCACTAAAATTATTTCCTTTAGGACTTCCTTGTGCTCGATAAAACAAAGCCCCACCGGCATCAATGCGGATAACTTCACCGTTTGGCAACTGCATCATGTTCCAGTTAGGTGCGTTGCCAACGACGTCCCAGTTACTAAGATATGCATCAATGACAAAGTGCCTAGTAAATTCAAGCTTTACTTCTGGCGGTAACTTATTAAAGTCATCTGGGCCTATTGTCTTGGCATTGGGATGAAGCAAGTCAGACGAGATACCAATAGTCTTGCCGCCTTCAGCAGTCACAATAGAAGTTTTAGTAAATGGAACACCAAACCAACGATACAGAGTAGACGCTACCCACTCGTTCATAGCGAGGTTTGGTTCCATGAACTTGACGTAAGAGACTGAACCGTCTTTTTTGTCTGAATAGAAACCGCCTTTGTTTGTACCTTTTTGCTCGCCAATTTGCTTGAGCTGAGTTACGTCAGTAGTTTCGTCGTAGCCGCCAAAGTTTGCATACTTGTCTGCACCAACTTCAAGAAAGTTACCGAGATCTACGTGAGAAGCAGCAGCAATTGCTTCTTTTCCTTGCGGGTTTAAGTCAGTAAATACTTGATCAGCAGGATCTTGAGAGAACATGTTTTTCATCATGTCCTCTGGACCAAACATTACGTGGTGCTGGTTCTGAGCGGGATCAAAAGCAACATTCCCAATCTCAAAGACGTGGGTCATGTTGTTGGCACTAGTCAGCTTATACGTGCCCTTGTAACCTAGGTTTGCGCCTTCTTCAGTGGCTTTTAAACCGTGTATGGCCAGTAGATCTTTGAGATTGTCCACAATCTTCGACATGTCGATCTGGTTGCCGTCCTTAGCAAAGCCTGGAGAAGTCAACAAGCTCAAAGGACCACGAGCAGTTTTGCGTACAACCATGACATTGCCATCGGCCATGCGCACATAGAAAGCAATATTGTTGCCCATGCCTTGAGAGATGGCTTCACTAACGGCTTCAAAGAATTTGTCGTTCTTCAAAGCAGTAACAATTTGTTGTGCAGTAATTTTAGACGTAGGACCAGTAGCTTGATCCATTAAAGCAAGACTTGTCTCAACGTCTTTTGCAGGGCCAAACTCTTTAACAGGGCTTGCAGCCGCAGCCAATTCAGGATCAGTTACTTTGCCAACCACACCTCCTGGAGGATCTGTTGGATTAACTCTTGGCAAAACTTCTGGAGGACCACCGTTCATGTTTAAAGTAACGGGACTTGCAGGACCTGCCCCGTGGGCGGCAATATGGGCAACTTCTACGTCTTTGCCATTAGCCAGTTGCTTGATTGAAGTATCTAGAGCAGTCTTATGGCTTTTTGCCCGTATGGCTTTAAAAGCATCGGCTGCTTTGCCTCCCGCCGCAAACAAACCACCACCTGCAACTGTACCAAATGTGATATTCATCAACGAGTCGTACATGTCGTAGTCGGCTTTTTCTTGTGTCTTGGCAGAATAAATAAGCGGCTCAACACCAAGAGATCCTACAAAACCGGCCTCAGCGCCTCTTGCAAACCGAGACAAACTCTTGTAGCCAGACTCAGCCAACTTAGCATATCTTGCTTGGCCAACAAGGGGAATAAAGCCGATGGCCAGTCCAACGGGATCTACAATTGCAGCACCCATCTCCAAGCCAAAAGCAATCCCGTTATCGACAAAGCCCTGAGCTCGATCAAGGGTACTGTTTAGACGAACTTCTTCAAGTTTGCGTTTGTGCTGGATAGACGCCACTAAGCTACTGACAGGTTTGTCCCAGGACAAATGACCTGGAATACCGTACTTAGTATTGGCCTCGTCAGGTTGCATCATTGTGGGCCGCTCAGTCAGCCCAAACTCCTCAAGAGTTGGACGCTGTCTTGCCCCCATGCTTGAACCACCACGACCGGCATAAGCACGGCCATACTTCTTGCGTAACTCATCGTCTGAGAACTGAGTAATCTCTTCGGCTCGGCGAATCTCTCGCATACGAGAGAGTGAGTCAAGACCTGTTTCTTGCCAACCTTTGTCTAAGGCCGCTCCGGCCACTTGACCAGTGGTCGAACGCAACTCATCAAACCCAAAGTTGGTAAACCAACGGGGCGGTGCAGACGCGTTGAAGTTCAAGCTGATGTTCTGAGCCTTTTCAGTGAAAGGCTCTAGATCAAGCAAGTCTTCAGTGTCTGGAGTAATTTTGAGCTTAGCCATTAGTTGTAGATCCCAAAGCCTGGTGAACGACCGAAGCCAGGACGCTTAGATTTTGGATCTGGCGCCTTGCTTAGCTCTGTAAAGGAAATCTCGGCACGACCCCCGTCAGTCGTTGGAACAGGGATAGCGCCAGAAGAAGTGTTGAGCATCAGCATCAAGCCGGTGCCGGAATCGTTGGTGGCCCAGTAGGCGTCTTTTGACAAGGTGGTAATGTACTGCTCGCTCATCCAAGCTGGCTGCTGAGCAAGACCTGGGTCTCGAGTACCGGGCACGGCCAGTTTAAAACGTTGCGCAAGCATCTTTGGATCGCGCTTGATCAAATCTGCGTTTGCATGAATGTGCTGGGTATTGTAGGAATTCATTTCCCCAGGCTTAGACAGGGGAATAAAGTAGGTTCCGCCTGTTATATCCATGCTAGACATGACTTCTTTAAAGGCTTTCTTCAAAGCATCTTGAGCGTGCATACTGCCACCGCTTGTCACAATGTCAAGAGCAGCCATACGAGTTGCAATTGTTTTCAAACCCGTATAGGCGGACAAGCGTTCAGACATGCCTCCGGTCAAAGCTCTACTATACTGCTGGCCAATAACGGCTGATTGCGATTCGAGGTCTGCAAAGGATTGGCCAGTACTTGTTAGCGTGCCAAGAGAATCTTTAAGCTGCTTTGGATCTGCCTTTAGAGCAGCAACTACGCGCGACTCGGCAGGAGTGCCCATGACTCGAGCTGCAAACATGTACTCAGAAGGCAAGGCGTTTGGCCCGGTTGTCAACTGCTTCCAAATGATGTTGAACTGGCCTTGGTATCGACCGTCTTTGCCAGCGTAACGTTCTTTCAAAGATTGCAGCGTGGCTACAACGGTAGCATTACTGGCCCCTTGAATATGACTAATCTCTTTTGCTCGTTGGCCATCTGACAGTAAAGCAATCTCGTAGTCAGGCACGCCTGCACGCAATTGCAAAGCAACCATAGTTTCTCTGGCTCCAGCAATATCTCCACTGTTCATCTTAGAAGCAACAGTAGGATGAGTTTGCCAGTAACCACCGGGGTCTGACTTACGTTGTTGCAGCCAGGTATTCAGGGTCTGCTGAACACCAAGTTGAATCTTGGCTTCATCAGCCGCCCCAGCGCCAGACGGCTTAAGTTGCGCAAATCGATTTGCAATTTCGTTTTCAGGCAGCCATTTCAGTTGAGCAGCCGTGTTGTAAGTCGTCTGAGCAATGTTGATTTCACGCCAAGCTTTGTCGGCCATCACAACAGCTCGTTCATTTTTCTTGCCTTCTCCTAAAGGATCGGCAACAGCCATGACTGCGTTGTATACGGCTTGCTTGCTAGAAAATTGAGCTAGACCTTTTCCAGAAGCTTGGATAGACGCTACGTGGTCATCAAGTTGAGTTTCAAGTTTGTAGATTTCAACGGCGCTTGTAGCTTCAGCTGCATTCTTTGCGTTGCGCAGCAAACGGTTGTATTGATCACCAGTCAAACCATGGAACTTCATGGCTTTCTCGTCTTTGCCCATGGCCTTCAGGGATTGATAGGAGGCCTTAGGGTTGTCGGTAATCATCGCCTCATAGGCTGATTCAGTCAACTCGCCAATGCGGTCCTTCATTGCCGCAATAAATTTAGGACGCACAACTCCGTTGTACCCCTCAATCTCCTTAGTTTTTGGATCATC